CCACGCCGTTCGAGATATGGATGTCGGAATTTATACGGATCAAGAACGCTCATGTCTAACGGTTGCCAATTCCGTTCAACACGGGGGAGCGATAAGGATAACGTCAACTTCTCCGTATCCCCGTCCCATTCCTCATCGTATTTCCATAAAAGATACTCTTTCGTCTCCTGATACGTTTCATTACGAAGGAATGCCAAAAGCTTAATGAAACCACCGGAACTCCACTCCGGATCAACCGCTCCGCTATCTTTCCAACTTCCCGTTTCTAGGTTAACGAAAAAACTTGGCGTACGGTCAAATCGAAAGGGAGAAGTTGCTAACAATTTATTCTGCATCCAGCGAGGCCTTGTCCAATCGAAGCTTTCCAACTCCTCCCGAAAAGATACTGCTACCGCCTTTCCGTTGATCGGAACCACTATCTCACCTATCTTTCCAAATTGGCAAAGGTTGGTTTTCAGAAGTCGTAATCTGATTATATACCCTCGCCTCATTTTTGGCAATATTTTTTATCCACAATTTTATACCTTTGTTTCATATTTATTAACAAAAATACCTAGTTATCCACATTGATGTAAGGTATTTATCAGTAATTACCCACAAAATAGATAACTTATCCACAATTGTATATACAATTCATTAAATGTTCCACGCTCTTAATGATACTATCTCTTTAACAATCCGTAAAATGTCAAATAAACCGATTAGAATAATTATTTCCCCCAGAGAAAATGATTTATTTCCCTTCGATTTTCTCCGTTTTTCTCTCATTTTCGTAATTTAATGGTATAGGTCCGAATACTCTACGAGCGCCCTTCCGTGTCACCAGCCACGTCCCCTTCGCTTTACGAGCTTCCTGTGAGTTGAAATATCCGCGAATGCAGTAGCAGCTCGTCGTATTTTTCGGTTTATGCCATAGTTCGTCTACCTCGGAGGCGGACAGTACATCTTGTAGCGGATTATTTTGGCGCTCGTTTTCTTCCATCTTTTGTCCTCCTATTTATACAATATATCCATTAAAGATCTGAGTGGTCAAAAAATAGGGGAGTCTGCCTAGAAGAATTGTGCTGCAGCTACTTCGCCCGTTGGTATTTCTTTAACGATCCCATAGTTCGGCAAATACGTCACTTCCACCGTAATCCCCTCACCGCCATGACGCCCCTTACCGATCTCAATAATCCCACGACCATCCAGAGTGTCTATTCCGAACAAATTAACCGCATCTTCCAGTACAGCCTTCGTTTTCTTCACTTCCGATCGTCTAGGCGGGCGTAACTCCCTTTCTCCATCTTCTGAGCGATCGTCCTTTACTTCATCCGCTTGTGTAATGACGTGCATTACGGTACTGGTTCTACCTGCAATTTGGCGGAGCTTCTTCGAGGTTGCGGATACATCTCCGCCTGCTGTCTTAGAAGTGTTCGCTTCCATCTCGATATAATAAATTGGATCAAGTACAACCACGTCCGCATTAGTTTGAATAATATCCGCTTCTAGCTGCTTAAGATTACGAGCAGTGAAGTCCGTATCATCTACAGCACGAACGGTGATATTACCGGAAATAGTTTCATTTAACGTAGACAGGAACGTCTCTAATCCTGCTTCGAAATCTTCCGGTAACTGACCCTTAATAAGTGCCCTAGATTCGAATCCCGCTTCATAATCCACTCCGTCAATATTAGCGGTTAAAATGCCTTCTCTTGCTGATAGCGACGAATACGCTCTCGACAGCCATTCGAAGTAACTCATTTCTAGCGCCCATACTAGTACGTTAGCCCCCTGCATGGCGGACTCCAGCGCTTCTTCCATTACAAATACGGATTTACCACGCCCTGAGCGGCCAAACCACGTATACATATTGCCAGAAATATATTCTCCTACTTCTCTATTAACAGTAGGGAACTTACTTGCCCACAACTTAAATGATTTTCCTTCTTTACGCTTATGGTACTCTTCAAGAAACTTACTTGTATCCTCTTTAATGTTCGTACCTATGCGATCATGTGTTCGTATTCCTATTTTAATCCGTTCGGCTTCCTTAATCAACCAGTCTGCGAATGCTTCTGTATTAAATTCTTGATAGTTTTTACCGACCGATTCCCCCATTAACAAATCGTAAAACTGTTTTTTGCCGGCTTTATCCTTCAATTGTGCAGTTAAGTATTCGTAGGAATCTCCAATTTGCGGGATATACGTGAATCCCTCCACTTCCTGCGCAAGGGTCACATATGAGGGAGCCTGACCACGATTCTGTTCGCTATACTCTTTAATAAATCGATAAGCCTTCCGTTCTACTTCGGTCAGAAAGTGAGATTCTTCGATGCCAAAGCGAAGCAACGCTCCTGAATCGTTCGCATCTACGATTTTACTTAATAACGACTCTCCATAGCTCAAACGCACCCACCTCCTGCCCGCTTCTCTAAAGCTACTTTCACCGTCTTTATCATCTCTCCCATTACATTGTACATAGGACCAGGTTGCAACGTTTTCCTAATCTCGATAAATGAGTGTAAGTCTGATAGTAAATCATCCGTTGTTAGAACTTTCTGGCGCTGTAGCTTGCTTCTACGCTCTCTATTTTTCTTATTACGTAAATATTGCTTCGCTTTATCCGCAGTAGCAACAAGCGACATATCCTCGTCATATGCCGTATCCCAATCTTCTTCCTTATCCACGTTGACAACAAGATACTCCGTATAACCTAACGCTTCCTCTTCGTTAACTTCGTGAATCTCCCGATAAGAATCTACTCGGTAAATAGAATCGCCATAACCATCGACTCGGACTAGATCGCCAATGTTGAAGTTTCGTCCATACTCCGGCTGTCCGCGCTCTTTTGTCTTCGTCATCTATCGTTTCCCCCTTTTCGATTGTCCTACGAATAGAATTTCTACGCACATGTCCCGTACCCTGTCAGCTAAGCGTTGTTCCCCAAATAGCGTTGCCAATTCGCTAACTGGAAGATTAGATGTATAAACCGTTGGGAGTTTATTCGTTACCCTTGCGTTAATTACCGCATGTAAATAAGACCTAAACGCTTCACTCGCACCTCTTACTCCAATATCGTCAAGTACTACGAATGGGGTGTTCATCGCGGTATCCATACGTTTTTGAAAATCGTCGGATACTTTCTTCTTTGCTTCCTCCCCAACGGATAAAGTAATTCGGTTAAATGTCGTTTGCCATTCGTTAACATCGAGGAAATAGACCGGTCTTAATAAGGCATTCTTACCTTGCTTTACCATGCCTATAAAATGCGTAATCAGATACGTATTGAGCAACGCACAAGCTGTCGTAGTCTTTCCGGTACCTGGCGATTCGGACCAAAGATAAGCACTCTTTATACGCTCTTCTCCACCGCTAAACTGGCGTGAGAATGTCGCAGCATATGCGTCAAGTAATTTATATGCATGCGGTTGATTCGCTCGCACAGGACTGTTCTCGATGGTTACTCGACGGTAATCTGCGGGAATACTAGCAGCAGCGATCCGGCCACTTTCTCCGCTTAATCCGTGAATAGCAACGTAGGCTCCACATATACGGTTGCATTCGAGTGTGTCCGCTTTTTTACATTGGCTTGATAGTATGCAATTTTTGCTAAACGTCAAGCTTTCGACCTCCTTTTTAAAAGATGTCGCTCTGACTAGCGCCAACTAATCAGAGACGACGTAAACCGATAATACTGTTGTAACGTTGCCAATTCGTTATTACGGGATTATCATAACATGCTTATTAAATTTGCGAAACATTTTGAGTGTCCTAATGTTTTCAGTACAAAATTTATCGCTTCTTCTTATAAACCACCGCCAACCCTTCGCTTAACAACTCCTGGTTAAAATCTACGCCATCAATCAAGACTGTCGCCAACAGCCGATCGAATGCGTCTACCGCTTGCTCGTTCCTTAGAACTACGTCTTTACCAAGTAGTCTTGCGGTAGTATGCTGCGTTGCTTCTGCGTAACCTGACTGATTCCGTTCCGGAGTATTGACGCCAAGCAAGCGGACGTGAATACCGTGGAATGTCGCTGTGTGTCCGAATAGCTTCGTTTCTACGTCACAGACGATGGTGTCTCCGTCGATGACTGCTGTTACCTTTGCGTTATTGTCGATCATGTTGCCTCCTTATATTTCTGTTAGTTCGTATGTTTGCAGGAATATTTCCGGCTTACATGGATAAACCTCGCCTTGTACGCCTTTTATAATGTAATCACCATAATCTCCTCTCATATCACCTTCAAGCGTTTTAATAACGCAGTAAGTTTTAGAGAAGCTGAATGGTCCTTCGTCTTCTTCTCCTTCGCAACGATACGTGATGATTTCGTTAGTCGAAACCTTATCTTGGAACCAGTCAGGTCTTGCGTCCATGCCCATGCGGAACGCTTCGATCACAACCGGCTTTTTCCGATACTTTGGCATAATCATAACCTCCATATATAGATTTTGTATTAGTTAGCAACACAACATATAGTTAATAAAGTACAAGCAAACTAAACTTTGATAGAGAAAGTTACTTAACTAACTCTTAACCTTAACCCATTTGTAAGTTACAACTTCTTGTTTTTCTACTTCCGGACACTCGATTTCATCTTTCCACCAGTCTCTACTCGCATAAGAGTATTCGGTGTAATATGATCCAGTTCTTTCGTCCTTAACGCTGTAATACTTGCCATCATATTTGAAAATGTAATTGCAATATTGATATTTACCGTCACCATACCAGTCAGAAGCTTCAACAAACTCGATTCCTTTTTCTTCCCAACTAGAACAATCTAAAACTGATTCCCTTAAAACTTCTGTAGAAAACTTCATATCCGATTCCCCCTAATGTTTTTGAACAAATCTTAAATTTATCGAAATAACCAATTCAAGACAGTAAAGACAGTTGTGATAAATAGCAATATATCTCTTAGGTCTTGACTCATTCCGATTTCCTCCAGTAATAACCGCTTATCCATCCGCAAAAATATCCAAACACCCCACCGAACATTGTAAAGAAAACGAAGTCATGGACATTAACCCATTCACTCACTTTTCTTTTCCTCCCCTGCTAGGGCTTTACCTATTTTCCTAAGTACCGGAATCGGAACTGAATTGTTTTCGTACACTTCTTGCAGCTCCTTACGCAAGCGTTGGATTTCTTCTGTCAAAACTCGATGTTCCTGTTTATACAAATTTAGTCCATCGTCCATATACTCGATAACCATTTTCTTATTAGCTACATCATCCTTCAACCTCTCCACTTCCCGATCCCGTTCCTCCAGTGCGTCTAATAGGCGTGGAATATACTTTATTAGACGTTCTTCATCACCATAAAATTTATGCCTTTTGTACGATTCCCTTATCGCTTGTTTCTCCTGCTCGGCCATTGTCGTTCCTCCTTCCATGCACTCTTGAAGATCATCACCTTTCCATATTCCGACCAATTTTATAAATGGCGATGGTTCGTCAATCGGTTCGCATGGAGTCAAAACACCTTCTTGACCGATTGGACAGTTACTACCTGATTCAACGTCTATTCCACATGTTTTACAAAAATATTTCATTCCTTCACCACCTTTGAACGATTCTGGAATTTATCGAACCTTATAAATGTAAAGATTACTTCTTGTTTTCTGTAAATCTTTTTTCATTCTGTTAATGCTGTTGGGGTGTTCGTCTAGATAAATGCCATTCATACAATTAGGGCATTCCCATTCATCCTTATATCCCAAAGCCCATCCTTCTGTTTCTATTGTTAATAGTTCACCACAATCCCAGCATGTAGGTTCAATCCAAATAGGTCTATCTTGAACATTACGTCTTTTAACTTCTTTTCCTATAGCTCTTTTTCGTCTTGTACGCATTATTTCACTTCCTTATAGATAGTTGAGTTCATTAAAAACTGGAATTTAAGGTCTTTTTATTTGTTCCAACGCTTTTTCTGCAATCCTTTGCAATGTTTGACTGAAACTATTCTGTTCCACTTCGTAGCAACAAATTTCTTCTAACGCTTCGATAGCAATTTCCAATTTCTTATCCATTTTCATCACTCTTTTCTATGAAATGTTGATTTTATTTTCTTTCTCGTACTTTTATCTCGTTAACCGCCAGTGTTGTGAGTGATTTTGCGTAATGACTTTACTGTTTGATTCTGGAAAACAAAGTCCAATTACACTAATAAAAGTAATGATGATTGCAAAAAACATCATTATTTTCATCTGCACATCTCCTTAACAAATGGCGATTTGATTAAATTGCATGATTGAGTATGTGTTTACCCACATCTGGCAGTACGCAATTCCTCAACACTTGCCTTTTGTTCGGTAATTTGTATCCAGATAAGTCATAACCTAACGCTTCTTGTAGCTGTGGTATTTGTGCTGCTCTTAATTTAGGTCTTTCAAATTCAGCATGTTCAATATCGAAATTACACCAGAATAAATGACGATCTAATCTAACGCTCGGTTCAATTAAAGGCTCGTAATATGGATTCACGTTTTCTACAACCCACTTACCTTTAAAATTCGATTGCAGGAATATGATTTCTTGATATAGTTTCATATCTGGATAAACCGCTGGAACACCCCTAAACCTTACACCGATGTTTTGTCGAAAGCTGCTGTGCGTTTGGCATGGTGGACTCGCCCAAATGAAATCAAACTCGTTATAATGATCCATCAAATACTGATGAGCATCCCCGATAATCACTTTGTCATTAGGGAAAAGGTCTTGGTACACTTTCGCAATATTTTCATCCCATTCAACCGCGGTAACTTCGTGTTCATCTCCCCAAAGTTTGCGATTTCCCCCGATACCACAATACAGATTTAATATTTTCATTTGTTCCCCCTCCTGAGTTAGTTAGTTGACTAATCAACTCTTTAGATTTTGAATTTGGTACTAGCTCTTTGAAATGTGATAACACGCCGAATACCCAACAAGGAATGTAATAAATGCCTCTGCTGCTGAAGCGTTTAACAAAAACATACTTACTAACTGCACGGCAATTGCGAACACCATACATCCGAAATATTTCATAGTTAACCCTCCTTTAACACTGCGCATTTTCAATTCCGAAATAATCCATTACCTTATGAAAATTCGCCTCATCCTGTCCGAACTCGAATAGCTCCATAACGTCATCCTCGGACCTATCCGCAAGATATGTCTCCGTTGTAGCAACGCTGGCATGGTTAACCAACGACTTCACTTTCTCTAACGGAAACTTCTTCACTCGGCAGAGATGTTCGACACGACTATGGCGGAAGCAGTGCGGATTCATCGGTATATTCCGTCCATAGTGACAACTAACCAGCTCGCTCATTTGATCGCACCATTCGTTAAACGTCGATGGGTGAACAAGCGCCTTTCGTCCGTTTGCGTACACTTTGACGAATAGCTCCGGTATATCATCCGGACCTCGCTCCTCTAAATACTGGCGGATTAAATCTTGCGTTACCTGATCGTAGTACAACGGGAACTTCTTACTACGCTTACCAGTAACCACGTTCGTCTTAAAGCGTTCCGTCAAGCCGTCCTTGAGTACCTGGTGAACTTCATTCCTTCGACCACCGCTCATATACGAAAGCATCAAGTATACGGCCATGAGCGTTTTCTTCCGTTCAACAAGCGCATCCTTCAGCCAGAAGATTTGATCCTCGGATAAGAACGTAATGGTGCGTACTGGATTCTTCGCCAATCCTCTGACTTTTGCCGCAACATTCACGATATAATCCGCATGGTCTTCGTCGTCTTCGAAGTATGACAGCGCCACTCTAAGCGTACCTATAAGTCGATTCACTCTCGCTGCGGATAGATCGCGCTCGATAAACATCATGGCGAGGTTACGGACATCCTTGCGTGTTAACTTAAGTAACGACTTATTATCGAAATGTCGGTAAATATACGTAAGAATGATCCGCATATCCTGTTCGTATTGTTTTACCGTGTTCTTACTTTTCTTCTGCGATTTCTTCTCGGTTAGAAAGTCCGCGACTAAACGTTTGTTTTCTGCTGAAACCAAGGTGTCGTACTCGTGTGGATCTACGATTCTCCTTGAAGTCAAATTATCGCCTCCTAGTTCATTATCCTCTTTACTCCGTTAACATATCGTTGCCAATTCGATTGTTAACCGTTACTTAGCTCGATACACAGCGCACGTCTTGCCAGAGACGTTACACTTGCGCTTGCCTGTAATTTCTACTCGATCCATTTCCACCAATTCGTTTAACCTCGGATGTACGAAATTACGCTCAGGCTTCGGGAAGTATCCAAGCCCAGCCATTAAAGTTGCCAACTCATTTGCGGTTGCTCCTAGCAGTCCGTATGAACGAAGGACCGTGTACACTTCGAGTTGACGTTGACTTGATATGGACTTAATAGATACGTAAGACTCCCTTTTGGTTTCGTTAGTTATCGTCAATTTAAATCACCTCCTTGAATTGTTTCATCATCTGAAGCTGAATGTCAGGAATTGCGGTAATCACATTTGCAGGAACAAGTGGAGCGAGATGCGGTACTACTAATGCGCCCTTTCCTTCCTGATAATGGACGTCTACCTTTTCACCAAGTTGATCTGATATTTGGCGTTGAATTGCGATTAAGACATCGTTCACGGGAACACCTCCTTATACAGTAGCTAGTTTCTTAGCGCCTAGAATCGACTTTATGACGCCACGATCTTCGATAAGATCATCTTGTATTGCCAATTTCGCTTTTACGTTACTAGCCACCTTGGATATTTGCGTCTCAAGATTGTAACTACGCATCGTATCGCAAAGACTCCGTAATGCTTCGATTTCGTGTTTGATCTCCCGACGCTCCCTCAATAGCTCCTGAAGCCTTACAGTCACTTTATACGCTTGTATCGCATTCAATCGGACTAGCTCTAATTCATGAGTGATAGCGCTAATCTCTTTATCGATTTCGGACTGTCTCACGCTCATCCGTTGCCTTTCTCCTTGCGCTTCCTTTACTAGCGAAAGCAGAGTTTCGGATATGACTTTTGCTTTACGCATATACAAACCTCCTAAATGTGGAATAGTGCGTATATAGCAAGAACTGCGCACACTCGCCAGAATAACCAATCTAACGTCTCCATTAAATCTATAAAATCCATACTATCCCCTCCTATAACCAATTCGTAATCTCTTCTTCCGACATAACCGGCTGATGCGTCAGTGTCATCCGCTCTTTCCGCGCATTCTCCGCCAGTACCTTCGGCATAATGCGATCCCGCATAAAGCTGTACATGAAAGCGAAGTTAATCGATGGGTATTGCGGACTTGGCTTGTACTCCCTGAAGCATTCGTCAATGAACGCTTTAACTGAATACCGTCCGTATTCGTCAATCATTCGTTTGCACATTGCAGCTTCCGTCTTGATAGATCGAGCAACGTAAGGAATGCTGAATCGCTCTTGGTGCATGTCGTAGAGGTATAGCCGGAAGGTTGCGGAGTTCCACTTGTCGAGCGGGCGTTCTCGCCAATCGGTCGGTAACTTTTGCTTTGCCATTTTATCCGTCTCCTTTCCCGTGAAATTCACGGCGATTTAGGCATTTTCTATCGTACCCTTACATTTACACTACCTTGCGCATTACATCGCTAATCTCCCGGTTAAATCGCCTAATTTCGTGTAGCAATTCGCTTAACGAATCCGCATCCGAATCTCTAACCTGCTGATCGACGATATACTTAAGTGCTTGGTCTACGGTACGAAAGAACGTTTCCTCTCGCCACTCTTCCCGAGGTTCTGGCGATGCTCCTTCCGCTTGGCGTTTGGGCCAATTTGGTGCTTTCGTTGGGTCTACGATGTAGCGGCGGTTGACAATTATGTTACGCGAGTCGGATGTGACCCTGTAATCTTTTGTTACTGGAATATCGAGCGCCACATTATCCCTCCTTTGACGCTTATATCTTTTATATAAAAGATTGAGCGTATTAATATTTGATAGCTACGCGAGTTATGAAATAACGAGCGTAATTATTTATCTTGTTAATATTAGTTCTTGTTATAATTAGTTATAGTTAGTGTGACGTTTACGTTGTGACGTCTAAGTAGTGATCTTTTCGTCACTAAATATAGAAAAACAACTAATCGGATATACTGTATAAGTGTTTTTCATCCACTCTTTACCGCTAGGGCTTTTGATCTTATTAACAGCAATTAACGGCTTATCCTTCCAACGGTATCTCAATAGCTTTTGAATACGTCTGTTTGCGGTTTCCCTAGCGATACCTAAACGCGTTGCAACGAGATCCTGAGTTGGATAGCATTCGCCTTTCTCATTCATGAACGCAGCGATTACGCAAAGAGTCTGCCAATTATCTGCGCCCATATCAGCAATCAACCCAGAATGAACTGCGTCAACGTACATCTTAACGAAGATGCGTGTCTCACGTTGTCCGGTTGTTACTGAGTGCTCGTTCTGGATTTCGACTGAAACGAGATTTTGTTCCGCCATCTTTGTCACCTCCTTTTGTCTTTCTATAGAAGTTATACCCGGAAGAATTATTTTTGTCCGAAAAATCACTTAAAAATATTCATTCGCCAAACTTCGCTATTTAATCACTAGGACATTAGTCGTATAATAAAGGAAAAGATATCCAACGGGACGAGGAGTTGTTAGTGTGGACGCTTTTCGTATGAGGTTGCGCGAAACAAGAGAAAAAAAGAAAATGTCTGCTGCGGATGTGGCTCGCAAAGCTTCGCTTAACCGGACATTCATTTACGATATTGAAAGCGGAAGAAAAAATCCGTCATTAGAAACAATCGTAAAACTATCTGAGGTTTATAATGATCCTTCATTGGTGCAAGAGTATATACGTGCTTACAACATTTCAGACGTGCAAATCGACGTTAGTTTAAGCGCTGACAAGGAACGTATATTTGCGGAATTATCTCGACAGGACTCCAATAATCACATTGGTAAGACGATTTATAGCATTCTCAAGAATAACGAAGAAGCGCTTGACGAATGGACAAGCATAGTTAACGATTTTATCCAAAAATACAACAAGAAAAAGCCTAACGAAGATTGATCGGAATGATCCAGACAACATCGTTAGGCTCTATTTATTTACGTTTTATAATTCTTTGAAGTGGACTAAACAGGTTATGTTGACGAATTAAGTCCTCGGTTTCTAGTTGGACGTATTTTCTAGTCGTCGATATATCCGCATGTCCCAGCGTTCTTTGCAACGTAAATATGTCCATCCCGTTCAATGCGGACTGTTTCGCATAGAAATGTCGGAAGGCATGCGGAGACACAGGTTTATTGATTCGAGCTTTCCTGGCGTAATTATATAAACTTTTACGGAATGAATCGATATTTAACGGCTCTCCAAAGTTACTCACGAACACATGCGTAACATCGAAGTGCTCGCGTACCTCTTGAATTACTTCGGTTAATGTTCGTACAACTTCATTAGAGATCGGTATTATACGCATCTTACGGTTTTTATTTTTAGCAGCCGGTAAGTTAATACACCGTGACTTAAAGTCAATATCCTGGATCTCAAGCGAGCAGATTTCGTTAATCCGCATGCCAGTATCAACCATGAGTAACATCATTGCATAATCCCGGAATTGAGCAAATAACCGCTGATCCGGTTGCTGAAGTAGAATGCGAATATCGTCCTCGTTTAACGGTTCCTTCGTATCCTCATCGACCTTCATCAGTTTTATATTTTCCGCAGGACTCCTCTTGATTATTCCCTCCGCTACCAAAACGTTAAAGAACGCTTTAAGAAAGCGAATGCGAATGTTGACCGTGTAAGGAGACACTCCGTGACCTTGCTTACGATCATCGGATGCATACGGGTTCCCTTCGAAACGGGGCTTGTCCTTCGCAAGATAAGCGATGTACTCACGGATCATATCGGTGCTTATATCGCTGACATTATTTGCTTTCGAATGGAACTCGCCTAGCCAGTCTGTAAAATAGCGGAACTGGACGAAATATTCCCGCTTGGTCCGATCTTTGACATTTTCCGATTCTTTAACACGAACATACAAATCGAAAGCGTCCGTTAATGTATACGATAGCTGTAACGATGCGAGAGCGGTTGATTGGGCGTTAACAGTAGTTCCCCTCACTCCGATAGTCTTCTTCCCTTTACGTTTCTCTGCGCCTGTTTCTACGGACATAACAAAACCTCCTAACAATATTTGCAGGAGGCGGATAACACACAGTCTATGCGGTTTATGTCCGACAGTCTACGATAATATCTTCGATAAACTGTGGGTGCTTACGATATGCTTAACGGTCAGACAAACGCTGATATTACGCCTTTTTAAAGCGATGGCGGCCCCGAGATGACTCGAACATCCGACTCACAGTTTAGGAAACTCGGTGTTTACGACTGAGCTTCGATAAATCCCGAAATATCAACGTTTGCTTACCGTTTGCTTATCCGACAGACTCCGTTTACTCCTGCAGTTATACCCGTATTATGCCCCATGTTCGCCAGAATTTAAACCCGCAGTTATTGGTAACTCACTAACCGTTTTACATTCTGTATCATCGGATTCATTAGGCTGTTTCATATCGCTTACTGGCGGAGGAAGTTTCGTAATAAATCGCGCATACCCTTGTTTGCACTTGATTAGATTCATCGAATGATAGCGCGGTAAATCAAGCAGGTCGGTTACTTGGAACGGATATAATTCATCTTTTAATTCGGTAAAGTTCTTTTTGTTACATCCGCTTATCAACATATAATTCGGACTAGATCCCTCGCGTAATTCATCTAAAATCTGATGAATTTGATTCAGGTAATGACATGATATAATCGGTTTAAGCGCAAACTTGGGCAAGCGACTTATTATGTCTTTTAGAAATTTCTCTGTATTACGGACTTGGTACAACTCATCGATAACAAGATTAACCTTCTTCAATTTATTTCGATCTGGTATCAATTTGCTCCTCACTTGCATAGCGCACCATATTTTCGTTAACCAGTATGTCGTGTAAAGGTCTCGCTCGGCATCCGTAGGGAACATTGTTTCTGGCATCTTTAGACAAATTAACTGATTCTTCTCCAATTCCTCCACTAAATCAATATTATTTTCGGTAGTCTCATTGAGCATCAACTCCATAAAAGTATTAACCTTTAGCTTCGTTAACCTATCAATTATCCCCGTTATTAAATGATCTTTTGTATCTACAATTTTTCCGTCCTTGTCACAATCATCTAATTCATGAAGGTACTCGATGTACTCTTCCATTCGCTCCAACTGTTGCTTTGGAATCTTCCACAAATATTCATGTCTGACTTCGTGTTTTTGTAGAACTTTAAATACATCTCGAATACTTCCACCTTGTAAAAATACTGCAAGACTGGCACTTGTTAGATAGCGCTGCATCTTGGATGATAGTCGCATATCGTCAGCGTTAATAGAGTTAATTAATGTTTGAAGCAGCGTACTTTGAACCTTCGCATTTTCCCATCTAACGAATGGATCGCTTGAATGTCGTATTTCATTGTACCCAAGCCCTTGAATATTGTCGAAGTCGCCACATTCGATATTCAAAACTTTATCTTTTGGGAAGGTATCCGCTATTTCTTGGCTTAGTTCGCAGTTACGTATAAAATCGAACAGTACAACACATTCCCCTGCTTTAACAGCGTCATGCGCCATATTCCCGATAAGAGTAGATTTTCCCGCGCGGTTAGGTCCGACTAGAACGGTAGTCAGATTCTTGTATTCTTTATCGCTTGACAAGAAAGCTTCTTGCTTATTCCCCCGGAACGTATTTACCCCGACTCGTATATCACCCTCTCGTAAGTCCTCCGGAATCTGAATCTCCTGCGTTTCTATTTTTTCGATACAGTTATGATGCTCTAGTATTTCACGCCCTGGCAACGATAGAAAGTTCTGCGCCTCTTCATCTCCTACCTTGTTTATTTGAGCGCCTATATTATATTGTGTCGGCTTGAAATGCTTGCGGAGTGGCTTCGCTACTAACTCGTTATCGTCAGCAACCGCTTGGAAACTGTTGACCAATGATTGCGCATTATTCCATTCCTTTAATTCGTCTTGACTTTCGGATAATACCGCTATTTGAGTACCGATAATAGTGGCGTGAACCTTTCGTTCTGTTGACGACCTGACTTGATTACCACCGTTTACACGATCCAGTACCGTTTCAATTTTACCAAGCAACGCTTTGCCATCATCCCTCTTATCAGATACACTGACAAAGAACCCGTCAACTATTGAGTATACGAAGTTGAACGCTTGCTTCAGTAGATAATTAACGCCAGTTTTGTCGCGGTCTACGGGCATACGTGCTTTAATTTTATTTATCGTATGACGGTATTCGCTGGCCCATCCGAACTGTGTAATCGGGATAAAGTTGTAGAATATGCCGACTTTATCGCCTTGTTCTAATACGTCGATTACGTTGAGGTTACTATTTAGAAGCTCGTTATTAGTTCGATTAGTGGCGAGACTCAGCGCATCCTCCTTTTTATATACCATTTGATACTTCGTTGCTGATTCGCTAAATGTCGGTATTTCTTTTACTTCATCAATCGTTACATTAGACCAAACATCGCCCATCTTCTCTTTTATTACGTTTAGATATTGGGATGGCACGATAAAGTAAAACTCGACTTTCTGCTTTTCCATGTAAATGAAATACGATACCTTTGCGACCTGCTGAAGACTCCCTTTCGTCCATACTCTTAAGGTTTTTCCTAAAACTTTAACGATTTTCCTTTCGTCAATTTTAATCATCTGGATAATATTTCGATACATTGCGGAGATTGTTTTCGCGAGTTTATGTGAGGATTGATTGCGGATAGAATTATTGGGAGTGAGTTTTAGATAAACATATTGTGGTTTCACTATTTTAAAATAATCGCTTAGTTTGATGCTTTTCATAAAATCCCGCCTAATAAGAATTTAATTAATACATGCGCTAATACCAGTACTCCCGGCTTAAGCCATCTATGCTCGAACCCTACCATTTTAAGTAGTATAAGGATTCCTCCGCCAATTAAAGCGGTCGAGTAACTTAGTTCGACTGCAGCCTCGCCTAGCGCTTCTAATACGCCGCTAATCGCCTCTTGCGTTGTTTCCTTCGCTTGCTCCTTGATACGTCCCGTGATTAGATTCGTAAGTAATCCGTGACCTTGAAATAAGTGAAAAGTATTCCCAGCATAGGCGTCAACCTTTTCGATAACATTCGCCGGGTCTACGAATTGCCCATCTTTCCATACTCCGAAGTGAAGATGTGCTCCGTCTCCTCCGTTACTTGAGAAAACATTACCGCTATTTCCGCTCGTTCCAATTACGTCCCCGCTATGAATATGCTGCCCAGGTTTTACGGTAACTTTATCCATATGTCCGAATATGTGCGTTGAGCCGTCTTCTGTGCGAATAATAACTCCGTTCCCAATGTTCTTACTGCCGTACGAAGTTACTCTTTCAACTACTCCGTCCGATATGGTTCGGAGTGTTGTTCCCTTCGGCATTGCCAAATCGTAGCCAGTGTGTTTGACTCCGCTACGAAGCTCCTCCAGCGCTCCAAACATAGAAGTAACTACAAATTTCATTTTAATTCGCCTCGTTAAACATAATTTCTACTTGATCAAGTAACCACGGAAGACCTAACAAAGATATGAACGCTACAACATACGATAGTATTTTTGTCTTTAACGAAGTCATATCGCCAGATAGTACCGTATTAACGACATCGATTCCGCCTTTAACCACGATGGCCCATTTTCCAATATCGCAAACTTTTTTGTACATTTTACGTGCGCCTACGTCAATTCCCGTAGCTGCGTCAACCGAGTCGATTCCGGTAAGAAGAAAGATAACGACATATCCTCCGACTGTAATATAGAAAGATTTATTCTGCGCAATGTGGCGCTTTGCTTTCTTGATAAAACTTTCGTTAACGTAATTCCGTTGAACAAAATTCACAAACGAAATTTTTTGTACTTTTTTCACGGAAATTCCTCCTAGACGTGCATTTTTCTAAGATGTCGTGCATAAGCTGTCAGAAATACACTGACGGCTACTTAGCCATACTCTACCCTTAGGAAACGACCGCTTAGTAACTCAGTTACTAAGCGGTTTTTTATTTGCGTAAATACTCCTCTTCCGTTTTATATGGAAGGAAAATTAACAATACTACGATCCTTATAAAGCTATACATTACTGATTTGCCGCCTTTTTCTCCGCTATAATATACGTAATCTCCCCGTCAACCTTCGAAGGAATCAAGCGAAATCTTGCCGTATCCTTGAACTCTTCCTGCACGTACTTAACGACACTTTCGTTATTCAAGCAAAACTCTACGAGGTATGCCGCCAGTTCCGTTTTTGTTGTGCCACATGCCGTTGCTAAACGATCTAACTTTTCGTGAACACCCTTCGTATATGACGAGTTAACACGCACTTTCTTCTCCTTCATACGATTCCCTCCTTTAGTAACCGAGGTAATGAGTCAACCGTTAAGCGATTAATTCGGTTACTGCGTTACTTGTTATATCTATATGGGCGTACGCCTGTACTTGTTGCTAAGTTTTTTGACAATGTTTGAGAATTTTATTTTTTGGACAGGATGTGAGGTAAAAGCATTAGGAGGAATAATTGTGTTTGGATTAGGTAAGCCGAGATCTAAATTGGGTAAATTTATGGATGATAACCGCATCACTCAAGAGGATTTAGCGAATGCAAGCGGAGTTAGCCGCCCTACAATAACAAGGCTTTGCGCAGGAGATGCGTTTGGAGTACAATCGAGAACGGCCAATAAAATTATAAAAGCCTTGCGCGATCTTACTGGTAAAAGGGTTGGTTACGATGATTTCTGGAGTATATAACGAAGTACTAACGATAAATTTGCGGAATACATAACTGGATAGTGAATATTGTAAAAGTGTGGTAATATTTCCCTATACAGAAATCGGAGGGGATTTAATTTGGTTAAATTTTCGTATAGGTCCTTAGTAGTTGTTGGTTTACTTTCTATACTTCTAACTGCTTGCGGAACATCTTCAACAAAAGAAACTGCAACAGCTACATCAACTAACGTTAAAACAGAAACTAATAATAAGCAAAATGACGAAGATGTAAAGAAAAAAGCCGAAGAGGAAGCGAAGAAAAAGGTTGAGCAGGAGGCCGCAGCTAAAGCTAAAGCAGAGGAAGATGCGAAAAATCCTAAGTGGAATACAAAAGATATGTACATTGAATCAAACAGTAACATCCCGCTGGCAATAAAATTGTTAAAAGTAAACGGAGATATAACGAAAACAGCAGAGGCTCCTGCTCCTATTTCCGTTCAAAAAGCTCCGTGGGATTATTACGGTAAGCCGTTAAAAGTTACAGGCAAGGTTGCTGTCGTACAGGACTTTCCTCCAGGAAGCGAGCAAGTTACTGCTATGGGAGGTAAAGCGTGTGAGATCGTGCTGATAGCAAACGACGGTGCAATTATAGATTCAATGCTATCTGTTTCTAGCGGAGACGTAAAAATCGGAGATTCAGTAACGATATTCGGGTATGCTGTAGGTCTCGTAGAAGCTCCGAACAAACTCGGAGGTAAGACCACTGAGGTAGCTGTAATCGGAAATACTTACGGTAAAAATTAAAATAAGCGCCCTCTTTCGGAGTCAATCCGTCGGAGGGCGTTTTTATATGGAGTGTAATCTATGATGTGGTATTATTATCCGCACCATGATCCAAAACGATACCAACTACGGAAGCAATCGCAGCCAATCCGTTCGCAACATCGTTAATCATTTGGTCCGGAATCTCATACCCGGCGATCTGCGCAACGAGTTTACCTGCGCCAAGTATCGCAACCCAAAACGCCACCTTCTGCATTTTCGTTAACATTTCGTTACCTCCTACTTATCGAATAATCCGAATCGGTCGAGAATCACTAGCACACGATAAAACGAGTAATCTCCGGTCGGATCTGTTAATTTACCTTTTGCAACCAGTTTATCAATCGTTGCTTTCGCCCAATCCGGTACTGGAATCGGTTTATAATCGCTCACTTCTTTTTCCTCCTCTACTACTGGCGCAGGCTTTAGCGCTGAATAAATCGCATCCCACGGAAAATGCGGACCAGGACAGTTGGCTTTCCATTGCGAATCTATTTTAAAGTGTCCGGTGATGTGTACATCATCAATCGGTATATCCCACTTAGCGCAAAGATAGCGATGTAATTCGATAGTCGCTGCCGTCTGCTCCGGTGTTAACGGTTGATCCGGATAGCCTTCGTGTTCTATCGAAATCGTCCATAGATTCGGATTAACGTCCGTAGGAAAATTAGCGAGCCATGCTTCATTAGGTTCGAGCTTACGTCCGTTAGCCCAAGCTGTATCTTCTTCTTTAACGTATTGATGAACTTCGCCATTACGACCAATACCATAATGCGAAGATACTTGTGATTCGGTACGACTGAACCAATCGTCAGTACCCGCCAGTGTACCTTCCATAATGTGATTGATTATGGCGAGCGGCTTATATGCATTACCGGCTTTATCTTTACGGCCAGTACCGAAATTCGGTGAGCCGATCCATTTAACTTCCATGATGGTCCTCCTAGCTTCTAAGCGCAAAAATAGAAACGACTACTGCCGCAAGAGCAATAGCCGTCTGTAGCCACGCTGGTATTAACTGCTTTGTTTGTTGCTTCTCTTCTCGCATCCGCATGAGTTCTTCAGATAAGTCTCGTATTCTTTCGTCTCTTGAACGAAACATCTCCGCTGCTTCAGTCCGTGGTAAATAGTGTGCCGACCACGTATCTAGCTTAGTGTCCATGCGGACTAATAGAGATTTCAGCGAAGATATTTCGGCTTCTAACGCTGCCAATCGTTCCCCTTCGTTTCCCACTCCCGCACCCTCTTCCTACTCGTACTTAATAAAACCATCGAATCCAGCCGCTTTCAATTTATCGAGCATAGCCTGAGCGTTTTCTTGCTTCGAATAAGCGCCGACTTGAACGTGGTATAGTTTATTCGGAGTAGGTTCCGGTGCTGGTTGTGGCGGTTGATTCGGTATGT